GCTAGGCATAAACTCTCTGCCTTTTTTCCTGCGTAACCAATCATCTGAATTTACTCCAACTACGAGAATATCTCCTAGCTTTTTTGCGGCATTGATATAAGAAATATGACCCGAATGTAAAGGATCAAATCCACCTGTAATTAATACGATTGTTTTCATGCAGATATTTATCTGCACATATTATTGACGATTTAAAGAGTGGCGTCTTCGAGTCCGGCGGTGCGTAGTTTAACGATATTTGATACCTGCCACTGTTTGATATCAAGTGCTTTAATGATGCCTAACCACTTATTTCTTAACAGAGCAAAGTCGTTAATGATCTTTTCAAAATCAACAACATCTGCTTCGCCTTCTACAAATTTTTCGCAATCTCTAGAGCTTAGTGCTCTCTGATAATTTTCGAGATATTTGCGGAAGTGACTGCTGCGCAATCTGCGAAGCTCGATGTTGAGATATTCTAATATGGCTTCGATTTCTTGTAACTGGTTGAATCTATTATCAACGATACCAGGCATGTTTGCTGCGGCTTTTTCTAGACTACCTGAAACTTTAACATCATATTTTGCCTGTTGCAGTTCAGATTCGTAATAGGCCACAGCATCCGGAATGGCACTGATATCCTTTGAAACTTTATCGTACCAGTTCATTCGTCCTCGTCTTCGTAACCATCATAGCTGTCGTATTCTTCTTCAATCTCTTCACCGTCGATGGCATATTCAATTGCTTGGTCCAGATACGGGTCAACTCCCTGTAAACTATCAAGTACTGAATCTTTAATGCCATGATCAATCAATGTATTGACAAAGTCTGCGGCAACGTCTTTTCTTGCTTTTTCTGGAATATGTTCTACTATCATTGTCCAAAGATCTGCAATTAAATCATCTTTCATTCTACGCTCTCCGTTTCAGGTTCAACAGTATTAGTTATCCCAGATTCGTTTTTTTCGCCATATTTAGATATGTCTTGCATCACTTTGTCGAGACTACCATTCTCATTGCGTTCCCATGCTTTGCGGAACTGTTTGATAACTTCGCCATCGGCAGTGGTATATACAAGGCTGTTGCCTTCCTTTTTCAACATGTTTTTACCTTCAGCAAGATCAACTAATCCACTGTAAGGATTCATACCGGTTTCATACGGAATCTTAACCTGTACACTCTCAAACGGTTTGGCATAGCGTGTTTTCATTACCTTACAGGCAGCACGGATACCTTTGACCTCAGAGATCTTATTACCGTCCTCGTCTTCTTTGAGTTTAAGTTTACGCATTGCAACGACGATTGAGCTAGCGTAGATAAAACCTTGCCCACCACTGATTTTGTCATCTGGATCAAACATGTCCTGACTTGCGTATGTGTGATTGGTACACACCATACCAATATTATACGCTCCAAACATGTTCACACAGTTACGAACCAATGCTGTAAGTGCTTTAGGCTTACGGCCCATATCTCCTTTCAAATCACCTGCTTCAAACTGATTAACATCTGTCGGAGTTAGTAACATGCCGAGACTGTCTATCACAAACAGCACCTTAGGACGATCAGCCTCATCCATTGTTTTATATTCTGCAATAAATTCAACAATAGTTTTTGCTACATCATCAATCATCGCCATATTAAGTTTTAACAACTTGTCTGGGCTTGTATCAACTCCTAGTGCTTCTAACCATTTTTCGTCAAGTGCATTTTCTGTATCAATTAAGATAGGATAAATGCCTTGTGCCTGTGCGTTTTTCACTAGATTGCCCGAACAAATAAATGATTTACCTGCGCCGGATTCACCGGCGAATACTGTTACTTTGCCTAGCGGAATACCTTTGTTAAAATCGCCACTAATTAGATAATTTAATGCGAAGTTATTGGTACTGACCCAATCGGTTGGATCATTAAAGCCAATACTAAGACCTTCGATGCTCTTAGTAATCGACTTTCTAAATTTAGAAATATCAAATGCTTTTGCCATAGTTAATTGCCCTTATTAAGTTTTCTTCCAGAAATGAAACGGACATTTCTTTTTGAATAATTTTGGTTTATATAAATTTATCATGGATTTTGCTGCTTTGTAATTTTCATCAAGAGTATTTTTAGGAACAAAAAATTTTAATCTTGCGCATGCCTTTTCTATATTTTCTATTATACTATCTTGTTCTACTCTAATCAAATTAATTTTTTTATCTGATTTAAATCTAATATAGAATAGAGGGTCCCCTCTTGAAATCGATAACATCTCAGAATCATTAACGATTTCAAATGCTGGCGACACTGGTCGAATCCATTTTGAAATATCGTACTCTCCAGGAATTAGATTAGTATTTTGGATGAATTTGGTTTTTTCCATACTCGCAGGAATCATTTCTATAATGACACTTTTTTCGCTATAGAATATGTAAGAAAATTCTAGACTAAACATCGAGAAAACATTATTTTGTGCCATCCGCGGAAATATGTGATCATTATAAAACTTTTGATTAAAATTTTTAGTCGTTAATATTTTTCTACCATCGGTATCTTTTTCAACTTGTAGTTGAAGATCCACTGGGCTTCTAATTAAAAATGTATTAGAAAAATATTCTTGAAACGCCGGACATTTTAAATATTCAACCTCGGTGTCGCGTTGTGTAGTTATATATTTTAAAACCGGTTCTGGTTCAAAATATCCTACATTGTGCCAATCACCGCCAAGTAAAAAAGGACACCAATAAATGTTTTCTTTTCTGTTCAACATAACAAGTTGGGGGAATAGTATCCCCCCAAAATCCTTTTATTGCTTTTGACGATTACGAATCATGGCCAAGATATCTTGAGCCTTGCTTGCGCCATCACTGCTTGCAGGCGCTGCTGATACTGCTGGAGCACTTGCTGCTGTTGCTGGTTCGTCATCGACTTGGTCGTCAACTCGAGCTGGAGCACTCGCTGCCGCTGGCTTGTTAGGATCACCTGTTGCTGAACCTAGGCCTGCTGGCTTAAAGTATTGGCCCCAACGTTCTAGGTCATATGCTTCACCGTCAACTGATGCTTCAAAAATTTCCTTCATAACTTTCAACTCAACATCAGTTGGCTTCTTAGGTAGGAAATCATTTAAGTTAAACAAACCTTGGCTGTCAATGGCTGCTTTTTCAACATCACTTAGGGCACGTTCTCTACGACTCCACTTTGAAGTAGAATAGTCTGCAAAACCGCCTTTTGATGTCTTAGCAATACGGAAGTCTAAACCTTTTAGATAGTCTGTTGGCAACTCATCTAATTCAGGATCCATTAGAGCTGAACGGATGATTTGATAGATTTGAGGACCAATAATAAATCTACGGATTGGATTTTCTGGTGTCTTATCTTCTTTGATAGGATCTTCAACAACGAAACCTTGGAAAATATATGAACGTTTCTTCCAATATTTACGACCCATTTCTTCTAGGGACTTGTCTTTGAACCAACCACGGACTTCACTTAAGATCGGACATGCTGTACCATCATTGTACATTTCCACGCATGGAACTTGTACCTGTACTGGACGTGAATCTGTTTCACCTTTGATACCAGCAAATGGTAGTTTGATCATTGCACGTTCTACCCAAAAGAATGTGTTGTTTGGATTGCCATCGGGGAGTAAACGGATAACCGCTTCTTTGCCTTCTTGCATATTCCAGTGTGGGTAAATTGCGTTGTCGCCGCCGCCTGTTGATTGTCCTGTGGACTTTGATTGTGCTTCTTGAAGTTTCGCACGAATTTCTGCTAATGTAGCCATTTTATATGCCTCCTATGTTATGCCTAAAATGTTTTATGCCTTGTACGCATATTAGTATTATGCGCTGTTTATTTAGCATTGTCAATGATTTTTTAAAAATATTTTTCAATACATATTGCCAAAAGAAAAGGCTCCTTAGAGCCTTTACTAAACATCTGTGAAATTACTTTTTTGCTGGTTCAGCTTTTTTAGCATCCTTAGCAGCAGGAGCAGCAGCAGCTGGCTTAGCAGCATCTTTCTTTGGCTCTTCTTTCTTAGCAGGTGCTTGAGCAAACGCTGTTACTGCAAAAAGAGCAGCAAATAATGTTACTAGTGATTTCATATGAATCTCCATTTTAAATTGTAGCAGAATTAATCTGCTACTATTATATATAACGCAGTAGGTCTTTACCTAGTA